CTCTTTACTTGAATACCGTAAATCATATTGAAGTCACTGACACTTTCCAACCTCTGAAGGCTCGACTAAGCCTCACTTTATGTTGGCCACTCTGGCGAGTGTGTGCTTGTTAAACTCCCTTTATGTCGGTACGATTGTTCTGAGATCGCTCTTGTTGAAACTTGGGATTCCCTTTGGAATATCCTGTTCCTAGTGTGCGCGAACTTTCAGTAGAAATCCAGAAGGCCGTGGATCCTACTTTAACAATTAGGCAAACCCCAAAACACAATTTATATATGATGATTAAGACTACAGATTTACATTCATACGTTAAACAACACGAGGGCACTGAAGCCCACAAAATTGAAGTAGCTTTACTAACAGCTATGTTAATCAAACACGATCGACTTTATTGTCGAGACACTCTCAAAGAGAGAAATTCTATTTTCTCTGTTCCAGGTGGTCTTCACTATAATTCCGATTATGTTTTCTGTAATCACGACGACCATGAGTTAGGCAATGCCGATACTCTACACATGCCACTTAATATTCAAGTAACTGACGAATTAAAGTTAATTTCCTATACTATTAAACTCCGCTCTATAATCAAGGGAGGTTATTATGTTAGGATAAATCGTAAATTTGTTAGTGAAGAAAAAGTATATAGTGGTCAACCCATCGTTTGGCATACTCTTAATTATCCGTTTCCCGTCCCCTTCTCTAAGTTAGAAGTTGTCGATTATTTCTCTACATGGAATATCGACGTGAAAGTTGCAGAAATGCAAATGGGACAAATGCTTGCTACTATGTCGAATGTGAATAGTGCAGCCGTTTCTTTGAAGGAAACTTCGAAGAATTTATCCTCATCATTGTCTAAAGATAGCCTGAAAGAAATCTTAGCTTCCACGATCGGTGGAGCTACAGGTAAAATCGTTAAACATGTTGAGTTAGCGTTGATTATTGGTAGTAGCGCGTTCGCTATACGTTATTACTATAAACGCTCTAGCAGTGATCTGAAGTTTGCTCTTTTTGGAGCAGCAGCAGTTGCACTGTTTGAAGGACCTAATATTGTAAATTCTATTTTGCAATATTTTAGTCCGTCAGATGTACCGGAAATGCAAGCTGGTATTCCTAATCTTTCCGAAGGTTTGGAAACTATACTTGCCCCTCTATTCGCCGTACCTCATAGTACATGGCGACAAATCTATATGAACGTTGCTGCGTTTGATAGATTTAAGTGTGGATTATCTTCCATTATACAGTTCATCACCACTATTGTTAATGGTATGTGCGACTATGTATTTTCAGTTAGACCTATATCCGATACATTTGTTATGGCCCCATTTACTACTGAGGAAATCCTCAGTTTGTGTAAAGAAATCGATGATTTTGGAACACAAGTTGATTGTGGAGAACTTCCAGCAAATATGGAAACATATGTTAGAGTTCTTGACCTTAAAGCTTGTTGCGATGAGCTTTTAGTAAATCAAAAAACAAACGCAGCCATTAGTGTTATAGCTAGTCGACAAAAATTGCTGAAAGCATTAACTGATAAATTATTGTTTTTGCGACCAGGAATTGCTGAAGAAAGAGTTGAACCAGTGGCTGTTCTTTTCCAGGGAGCACCAGGCACAACTAAGTCCAAATGGATGAACAAGTTAGCCAGTGCTTTATCACATCAAGGTGAATCTCCATACCCTCGTAATTTTACGACGGATTATTGGGAAGGCTATGTAAGTCAAAGTGTTGTTACACTAGACGATTTTGGCCAACAGCGAGATGTAGCTGGAAAAGATCGCTCAGAATATGCAGAGTTTATCAGTATGGTAACTACTGCTCCATATATGCTAAATATGGCAACTTTAGAGAATAAAGCTAAAACCTATTTTAAGGCCAAATACGTGATTGCTACTAGTAATTTACGAGCTTTTATCTTGAATTCTATTGTTGATTCTGGTGCGGTCGTTAGACGATTCGAATCTAACGTATTCAGAGTCGTTCCCAGAGATTGGGAAAAATCGAATAAAGACCGAGATTCCTTTTTACGGGGACCTGACTGGTCAAAGTTCGATGTGGATGAGACTGGCGTTGCAGATCTCTCACTTAATGATTTTGATTTCATTCAATATGATCTTAGGAGAAAGGATGAAATTGGACGCTTCACATTTGAAGAATTAGTAACGCATCTCAAACGCCAACAATCTAAGAAAGAATCAATTTACGAAAAAGAAATGGAAATTCGTAAAATGATTTCTTTGAATGTTTGTCGCGATAATTGTGACGTTTCAGACACGAACAGCGAATCATCGTCCTTGGACGATATTTTAATGACGTGTGAAAACGCCCCAGAAATAGCTGTCAAGCATGACGGAGATGACACTCAGTACAAACGTCTTAAGGAGTTCTGGAGAACTAATTTTGACACAGTTTGTGAGTTTTATCGCGATCATCACAACGTGCCAGTAGACTATGCTAAAGCCTTCGGGAAAGCAACTAAAAACCTCAGTGCAGACGTAATGAAGCGCCTGTGTTTTGGTAAGCCTACTATGGCCGATATAAATGCTTTTCTCAGATTAGATTTTATATATCTTAAACTGAAAGAAACATTTAGTTGTGATCTGTCAGGTACTATTAAACAGTACCTTGACGAGACCGATCCTATATTCAGTAGGGCTAACACTTGGAAAATAGTGGGAGCCACAACTATTGGAATGATAGGTGGTCTTATCTCCATATGGGAGAGTGTCGATCCAGAGTGTCAGGGAGCGTATAATAAACCTATACCTACCAACAAAGCCAAGGTGAACATCACTCCTCATAAAGAGGCTGCTATTATGCAGGCTCATGACATAGCCGATGAAAACGGAAAGAAAGTTTATGGTAGCTTGTTCGGAAGAAATCTTTACTATATAGTAGGAGATGAATCCAAATTTTGCAACTATGCCCTTTTCTTATGCGATAGATGGGCTATATTCCCTATACACTGGATAAATGTTCAGGCACGACTACTTGAAGAATCAGAAGATTATGGTGGTTGTCGCTTTGAACTACGTTTGGTGTCCAATAATGGAAATAGACAAGGTTACTTTGTCTCTGTTAAGTATTTGATCAATAACTATGTTAAAGATGGTACATTGATTGACAAAGACATAGCGCTTATTCGGATGCCGGAAGATATGAGAATTCATACCGACATTCGACAACATTTACCTAAAATTGGGGACTTGAAGCAAACCTATGATTATGTTCGTAGATTTGGTTATACACTTAAGAAGTCGAAAGGAACTATAGAATCCGTATGCGAAACTACTGTTGCTCGAGCTGATTTAGTGGAAAACCAAGTTTGTGCTAGTCCAGAGGGAAGTAGTGAATATAATGTATATTCACTAAAAATGTTTAATGACAAAGGTATGTGCGGAATGCCATACGTCATTATGAATTCCAAACTACAGAAAGGTAAAATATTAGGTATACACCTAGCTGGAGTTGGAAATGTGAGCTTTTGTCACCCTATTTATCAGGAATATTTTGAAAAATTCATTATTAAGCCTGATATTGATCCGCTTGAAGAAAAAGCAGCGGAATTTCAAAGTGACGATGCCCATAAAGCGATGTTTTATGAGCTAGGACTAAGTGAGAAGGTAAACACTACTGTACGTAGTGATATTCGTAAGTCCTGTTTATTTGAAGCTATTAGTGACGCTATTACTATTCCCGCTCGATTAGTTCCGTTCAAAAAGGATGGAGAACTGGTCGATCCGGCGATTATAAGTTTGGCGCGTTACAATAGGAAACAAACGTTTCAAGTTGACCCTGACGTTTTAGATTCATGTATTCATTCGGAAATCGACTGGTATAATACTACAAATACTAGTTATTCTGAGAGAGTTATTTACTCTATAGAAACTGCAGTGTTAGGATCTCCTGATGATATATATTTTAAAAGTATCACCAGGAAAACATCGCCCGGTTACCCCTACGTTCTTACGAGAAAAGGTAAGGGAAGATTTGAGATTTTTGGCGACAAGCCAGAATTTGATCTGACCACCCCTAAATTCTTAGCTTTAAAAGCGGAAATTGAAACAGACATCAAGAATATGATAGAGCATCATATTGTTCCTGAGATATATAACATTGATTGTTTGAAAGATGAGACCGTTTCTTTTAAGAAATTTGAAAGTGGGACCACCAGAGTATTTTCGGCAGGAGATATCAAAGGATTAATCCTTTATCGAATGTACTTTGGAAATTTTGTGACTGCCATGTTGAAAGATAGATTCACAAATGGTAGTTCAATAGGTATCAATCCTTATTCCGAAGAATGGGAGATTTTGTCAAAACGGTTTGACGCTAAAGGCAATGACCGTTATAATGCTGGAGATTTTTCAGCATTTGACGCCTCCCAAACGTCTCAAATATTATGCGCCATGTTGGAGCTTGTAGAGAATCATTACACTGATTCGACAGAAGACGAACGTCTGGTACGTCGTCTACTGTGGAACAGAGCTATAAATTCGATACATATATCTAAAGGCAAAATATATAAATGGGATGGAGGATTACCATCAGGATGGTACCTTACTGCTATTATCAACTCGATGTATGGCAGAATTGCCCATAAGTTGTGCTTTTATCAAGCATTAAAATTGGGCACTAAAGCGTTCTGGATATTTAATACAGAAGTTGAACTCTCACAGCACGGGGATGACAGTGTTTTTACTGTTAACCCGTTGTATGATGAGGTATTCAATGAATATACGCTGACTGACTATATGGCTAATTTAGGACTGAAATATACTCCAGAAAATAAAGAAGCTAGAAGTGATGTCAAGCGTGGTAAATATGATGTAAATTATCTTAAACGCTATTGGCGTTTCTGTGAAATTGCAGGACGCCATGTCGCTCCGATGAAGCTGGATGCTCTTTTGAACCAGTTGAATTGGACGCGAAAAGTCAATGGTGATACTATTACTATTGATAAAGCCCGTAATGTTACCAGGGAGCTAGCATTACATGGCAAGGAAGTATTTGATGAATACGTTCCTAAAATCAACGCTGCTTTGCGGTCTAAACTACAAGTCGGTTTAGACTGTACGAGTTTCATTCAGTGTTTAACTGATGTACTCAACTACGAGACTGAATATTTTGTTGAATCCTACATGAATTTTCACGTGTTTAAAAGTAGCGACGCAGACTACTCATCGGTGCCTGATGTGAGTAACTGTAACGAAGTTAATGAGGCCAATTATCAATCAGATGACAGGGTTAAACCTGTGAGTTCTGATTTTGTGGATCAAGACGATTCCGTCGTTGATTCCCAAACCAGCGTAGCTCCGCTAAAGTTAGGGCGCTTTTCCAGTGCCTTTAAGAATAGTGGTGATATGGACATTAAACGATTTCTTTCGAAACCTGTTGTAGTCGAGAGTGGCGATTTTGCTACTACCGATGGTCCAACCACCTTTTCTCAACACTTTTGGAGTGAGCCCCTTACAGACACTATGTATGCTAATAAAATTGAAGGCGTTTATACTATAAACGCTACTTTGGAATTACGTTTACAAGTGAATGCTAATCCTATGCAACAAGGTATGTATTACCTGTGTTACCTCCCTCTTGGAGGTGTTTCAAATGACTCTCGTCAGGATGAATGGTATAATGCTCATAGGCATTCTATTACACAGATAGTGCAATTACCACATGCTAGGATATTATTGGGAAGTGAGACTGAAGTCACTCTTACTGTCCCATGGCGAAGTTGTTACAACTCTTATTTGTACAACCCCTCTTCTAGTCGTAAGACTATGCCAGGGGCTTTCTTCCTTTATCCAGCAGTACCTTTAACTGTTGGAACTGGAGGATCTACAACTGTGAGTTATACATTGTGGGCCAATTACTCGAATATTGAGCTTGGTATAGTAGGTTCGTTGCAAACCGATCCTACCGTCGTAGCCAAGAAAAGAGTAGAAGGTGTCCTCAAAGGTGACATAATCGCCGAAGAACAGGAGAAGAAGAAAGTTTCAACTGTTCTTTATACAATAGGAACTGTTGTCAATGGATTTGGCAAAATTCCTTTGTTGTCAGCTTTTGCTAGTCCTCTGAGTTATGCTATTAACTCAGCAGGTTTGCTAGCTGACGTTTTGGGTTTCAGTAAACCCAATCTTGTTGATCCACCCAGCAGGGCAGTTAGAAATAACTTTCCTTATATGGGCACCAGTGATGGTGTTGACGCTGCAGAACCCTTAGGTTTAACCAAGGGTAATCATGTGTCGATGGATCCAGCCTTGCTAGGTACTAATGTGGACGAAATGTCCATTGCGTACCTTGCATCCATATCCAACTATATCCATCAAGTTACATGGGACACCTCTGAACTTCTTGGATTTGAGTTGATGTGGGAAGGAGTTACTCCTATGGCTGCATCAAATGCATCGGTCGATGGCACAGGCGTAAACGTCTTGAACTATGGACCGTTGACATGGGTTGGAAACTATTTCAATTTCTGGAGAGGATCTTTAGTTTACAAAATTACTTTTGTTAAAACTAAGTTCCACTCAGGCAGAGTTGTTATAGCTTTCCAGCCAGCTGATGGTATACTTCTACCTTCTCCCTCCGCTGTTACTATGAACAAAACTAGGTTTATGTACAGAAATATAGTGGATATTAGGGAAAGAGATGAAGTGTACATCGAAGTACCTTACGTTAGTATGGCTCCGTGGTTGGATACCACGGCAGCAGGTCGAATCGGCTATTTGTCCATGTATGTTTTGGACCCGCTGAAAGCACCTGATGTTGTCAATAGTAGCGTTGAGGTATTTGTTGAAATGTATGGAGGCAAAGATTTATCCTTTGCTGGTCCACGCAATTTCAACTATAAGCCGTTGATGACTGCAAGTTTGCAGGCTGACACGAGCGTTTCAGCTATCCAGTTTCCGTTAACCACGATTGGAGATGCTGAAATACCAGAGAAATCCTCTACCTATGAAGAAGCAACGATTGGAGAAGTTATCCCTTCGTTAAGATCTTTAGCTAAGCGTGGCGCTTTCCTATTACAGGATGTTGTTACAGCTGGTATCCAAGACTTGATTCTGGTTATTCCTTATGGGAATTACTGGAGAAAGTCCGATGGAACTACTGTGACTGAAGCTGATGCTGATTGTACTATAGATCTATACAGCCATTTTTCCGCTGTATATGCTCTCTCTAGGGGAGGTATGCGTCTGCGTACTTTTGAAACCGGTGGCACGAATGCTACAGACAACTATGGAATTGGTTTGGATGTAGTAAATTCGGCTGCTGGTTCAAAGTCGAAAGTATGTGAAGCTCAAGCGACTGCTGTTACTGACTACATTCAGAATAATGGTATTACTGGAAATGTTTTGTTTAACAATTCTGCTCCGGTAAGTGGAGTTGTAATTCCACAATATACTAGAACTCTGAGCCGCCCTTCGGCGGCAAGTTATGCTAACACGTCGATTGCATTCTCATACACCGATCTGGAAACCGGGCCTGCACAGGTCCGGTATGTCAGTTTAGGTAATGACACTTCTGTGTCTACGCTGTTCCATCGAGCTATTGCTGATGATGGCAATTTTGGATGTTTTGTTTCCATTTGCCCTCATTACAATGGGCTCGTAGCGTAGACTACTGGTAAAAACCGTGGTTTTTGAAGAAAAATTTTTCCACCGTGCGATTTTTAAGGTTAACAGTAG